TCACACCTCCAGCACTCGGAGGGGGGTGAGCATGCCCAGCTCGCCAGCGCCGGCCTCTACGCTGGTCCGACGGTCATAGGCGTTCGCGATGCGAGTCAGCACGGCGAGCTTGATGCGGTCGGGCACGTCGCCCTCGCCATCCCAATCGCTCGCCACGTCGCGCACCGCGTCCGACGCCGCCGCGATCAGCAGCGCAATCGTGGTGTCGTCGTCTTCAAATTCGACGCGGAGGAAGGCCTTTGCCTCGATCAAGGTCACAAGGTCAGCCATCGGCCCGGCCTCCGTTGTCAGCAAGTGACGGGCGGTCGCCAGCGGCACGGGGGTTCCATCCCTCGATCTGGCGCACTTCGTCGGGATCGAGCACGCCGGTTTCAATGGCGATCTTGTGCGCCGCCCATCGGGTTTCGGGATCTCCGCGGAGGAAGCCGCTCAGATCTAGCTCCAGCTCATAGGCGCCCCCGGTAGGGAACACGGAACGGGCGAATTCCGCCTCGATTTTCCGTGCCCAGGGCGCGAGGCAGAAGGTGGCGAACCAGAGCCCGGCCTGTGCGGCGTTGGTGAAGGTGTTGTTCTCGTAGGCCTGCACGATCGGCGGCGGCACCTGAAACAGGCGGCACAGCTCGATCACGCCGAACTTGCGCGTCTCCAGAAGCTCGGCGTCCTCGGGGCTGATTTGCGAGGCCTGCCACTTCATGCCGCCGTCCAGGATCAGGGTCGAGCCGGCCTTGCTCGCCCCGCCGTGTCGCGTCTGGAAGGCCTCACGAAGCGCGGTCCGCTGGTCGGGCTTGATCGTGCCGGGAACCTCGATCACGCCGCTCGGGCTCGCGCCGTTGGTGAGGAAGGCGCTCGCATGGCTGTTTGCCGCCTGAACGCCGGTCACGGTGTCAGCGGCGCGGGAGAGGCGCGAGCGGCCAATCTTGCCGTCGTCGGTCCGGTCGCGGAGGTGCAGCACCTCGCCCTCCAGATAGCGGCGGGTGTTGCCGCGGCCGTCCGACACGTCATAGGCGAGACGCCCGCTCGACAACTCGGCAACAGTGACCGCGCCCCATGGCACATAGCGGAAGCCGGCAAGCTGCCCGTTGCCGCTGCGGCCGATGACGGCCAGGCCGTTGCCGGTGAGCAAGGTGCTGGCCACGAAATGCTCAAGGAAGTCCGGCCATGTCATCTGGTCGTTGACGCCGGCCCGGACGATCCGGCACAGCGGGTGCGCGGGTATCTCGATCCGGCTTCCATCGGCTTCGCGGCGATAGACCAGCGCCGGCACATAGGCGAGCGCGGTGGCGATGGCGTTGGTGCAGGCGAGCACGGTGCTCAGGTTCTCGGCCGCGCGTGCCGACAGGCCGGCATAGTAGCCGACGCCGGGGGCGAGGGCGGGCCAGCTCAAATCACTGCCGTCCCGCTTCTCGTATCCTGCCCAGGCGGCGAGGCGATCGATCAAGCCCATTTGCGCGCCTCCGCGATGATGAGCGCGCGGCGGCGTCGCTCGGCGTCCGAACCGTTGCGCAGCGCACGAAGGGCAATCTCGGTGTCAGGATATGCCGGCCAAGCCTGCACTACGCTGATTTCCTTGAGCGAGACGGTGCGCAGCGTGCGGCGCTCGCCCTGCCAGCTATCGCCGCCCTTGGGCACCGTGAAACCGAAGCTGGCGCCGCCCAGGTCGCCGCGCTCGGCCAGGGCGATCACGTCGCGGCCGGCTTGCGTGTCGGGAAGGTCGAGCGAGAACGCGAGGCCCTTGCTGTCCTCCGAAAGACGCAGGGTGCCAGACCGGGTGCGGCCCAGCACCTTGCCCGGATCGTGGTCGAGCATGGCGAGCACATCGCCCGCCAGGGCCGAACGGAAAGCGCCGGGGGCAATAGTCTCAACAAAGCCGCCAAGACGCGCCTCGCTGTTGAAGACGGCGGCATATCCTTCGATACGCCGCCCGGCGGTGCGAACCTCCGCGAAGGCGCGCCGCTCCATTTCGCCCCCGGCCGCCATCAGGGAACCTCTTCGGTCGAAATCGGCGCCGGGGTCGGCATCGCGATGGTCGAGGTGGTCACGTCCTCGATCGAGACGAAGGCCTTCTTGTGGCGCACCGCGCAATCGACGGTGGCCATGGCGCGGATCGAGACGTTGCCCTTGGCGTAGGCCGTGCTCTCGAACGGGTTCACCAGAATGTCGATCTCGGACCAGACGCCAATCAGCAGCTCGGACCAGTCGGCGTAGATCAGGCCGTGCTCGGCGCCAGCGCCCAGCGTCTTCGGCACTTGGTTGGAGAACGTGGTGGGCAGGCCGTGGAACACCGTCGCCAGCCCAATCGGCCGGTTGGTGATGTCCAGCGCCAGCGCGGCGATCTTGCGGATTTCCGGGGTGGTGAGGATCGCCCGGCTCGCCCCGACGTTCTCGGCATCGGCCTTCGCCACAGCGTCAGCGATGCCGGCGAAAATCGAGGTGGGCGAAGTCACCGTCTGGATACCGACAGTGCCCAGGACGCCGGTCGGCTCGTTGCTGCCGCCGCCCTTGATCGCCGCGCGGTCGATGGCGAGCGCGAGGTTGCGGGCGAGCATCTGGCGCAGCAGCGCCTCCACGTCCGGGCTCGCCTGCAAGAGCATGTTGCGCGAATACTCGCTCAGGGCGCCGGCATGCTTCGGGGAAAGCGTGATGGCGTCGAAATCGGCATCGTCCGGGGTGAGCGCCGCGTTCTCGGCCACCCAGCCGATTGCCGGGCTATCCGTCTCGCGCGGGATCGAGACATTGCCCACCAGGCCCGACAGAACGCGAGCGCCCAGGCCGCGCACTACGGACGCGGCGGTGAGGGCGTTGATATACTGGTCCGGGCGGTGGTCGGTCTGCACCAGCTCGCCGCCGGCCGTGGTCGTGAGCACGCGGCGCTCGAATACCTCGGTCGGAATGTAGATGCCTTCGGCAGGGCGGCCGGCTCGCTTGGCAAGCTCGGTCTGCACCTCGCGCTCGAAACCGGCATCGACGCCGAGCCCGGCAGCGCCGGCGATGGCGCGCGAGACGCTGAAGCGGCTGCGGATTTCCGCGTCAAGCTTGGCATCGCCGTTGATCGGCTTGCCGGGCTCGGCGCGGTCGGCCGCATCGATCTTGCGCTGGCGCTCAAGCCGGGCGTCCAGGCTGCGAAGCTCGGCCTCGGCGCTGGCGAAGGCCTCGCCGTCGTCCGACTGGTGCGAGGCGTTCATGCGAGCGACGATCGCCGCTCGCTGTTCGATCAGGTCACTCGTTTTCATCAAAAACTCCATCTTTGGGAAGTGGCCGCCTCACGGCGGTCAAGGGTCCATCGGGCCGGCTGATTACGGCGCGGGGAAAATGCCGCCTCACGGCGGGGAAAATTTGCGAGCGTGCCCGATTGAGCGGCTTGGAACTGCATGTGCCCGCCCGCATCGGGCTTCTCGATTTTCGCCGGCTCGCGCGGCGTCAAAGGGTGCGGGCACATGCTCAGCAGAGCGCAAGTCATTCGGCGTCGTCCTTGGACGGCGTGGCGTCTTGTATCGTGATGAGAAGCTTGCGAAGGCCGGAGTTCAGGCTTTCATCGTTCGCTCGGTTGTCGTGATCCGATCCGGCGATGGCGCGCTCGAAGGCGGTGCGCAGGACGCTCTCGACGTCGATCGAAATATAGACGGGGGCTGGCTCGTGCTCGCGACGCAGGGCGGCAATGCCGCTGGGCGAGCCGGAATCGAAGTTGGCATCGCTGGGGTCCACGGCGCGGTGAGGCAGCGCCTTCGCCAACTGAGCGCGAGTGCCCATATCGCTCTCCCACAAGGCCACCAGCTTCATTTTCCAGTCGTCGCCCTCGCGGTAGAGGTAGAGCCTGCGATTCGCCCACGGCCACGCCAGCGCGCCGGCCGTCATGTTTTCCGGGTCGCGAAGCTCGTTCATCAGGTCGAAGAAGTGCTCGCCCATGATGGTTTTGGCGATCTCGCTCGCCGTCGGCACGTCCACGCCGAAATTCACCAGCGCGCGCACCAGCGCCAGGATGGCGATGTCGCGGAAGCTGTATTCGGTCCAGCCGCCGCCCTCAGGCTTCGGGGTGTGGATTTCAACGAGGCCGCGCTGCAACCACAGGCGTACGGCTTTCGGGGTCGAGCCGATGGCATAGACCACATCGGAGAACCGAAGCTTTTTCGAGAGGGTTGCTTGCATAGGTTAGCCTCTTCGGAGCACAACTCGCAACATGCTCCGAAGAGGCCGATCTGTCAAGGGGCGTGTGCTCCGAAGAGGCGATTTTTGCGATGCGCCGACGCGGCACGGCGGAGAGCGGTCCCTAAAGCCACATCGGACCGTCGCCGCGATACGCCGCCGCGCCTTCGTCCGTCGCCGCGATGCCGGCCGCCATGATCGCCGTCACGATGCCGTCGATGCGATCGAGGCTCTTGGCCTTCGTCGGCTTCCTGTTGCCGGCCGGATCAGTCTCGACCATCACATTGCCGGCCTGCCAGCGAAGCAGCGGATTGCCGTTGTGCAGCATGCGGCGCTCCAGCACCGCGCGCTCGAAAGCGTCAACCGCGCCTGCGTAGGTCTTAAATCCGGGCACGAATTCGGCAAGCGGAAGCTCAATGCCCTCGTCAGTCAGCAGCTTGCGCAGATCCTCGAATCGCCAGCGATCGAAGGCGATGGCCTTCACATCGTAGGCCTGCCGCACGTCCGCCAGGCGGCGGGCGATGGCCAGGCGATCGGTCGCCCGTCCAACGGTCTTTTCCATCCACCCATCGGCGGCCCATTTGTCATAGGGAACGCGGTCGCGCTCGACGCGCTCGGCAATCGTGTCCGCCGGCACCCAATGCCAGGTCAGCAGCTTGCCGGGCTCGGGAAACCACAACGAGAACGCCGTCAAGTCGCGCGTGCTCGACAGGTCCAGGCCGCCATAGCAAACCATGCCCTCCAGCTCGATCGGGTCGAAGGGCTCGCCGTTGGCATCCCAGTCGGCTTGCTCAATAAATCGTCCCTCCGCGGCAATGCGCTGATTGAGGTTGAGAAGCCGAAAGCTCGGCTCGAATGAGGGCGAGCGCGCCGCCCGCGCCGCGGCGTCCGCAAACTGGTCTTCGTTGAGGAACGTGCCGAGCGCCGGGTTTGCTGCGCGCCAGGCCTCCCGGTCGTCAAGCGCGCAGTCCTTTGGCGCGGCGTGGAGCTGCACATAGACGGTAGGATTGGGCTCCGCGTCGAGCAGCTCGGAAAAGAAATGCAGATCGTCCGCCGCCTGGGTCGAGATGGTGACGCCGAGCGCCTGGGCACGCTTGCCCATGCCGGTCGCGAGGTTGTCCCACAACTCGCGCGAGCGCCATTGCGCCACCTCGTCCGCGATCCAGAAGCTGGGGGCGAGGCCGTGCGCCTTGCGGGCATCGGAGGTCAATGCGCGCCAGATGGATTGCGAAGACTCGTGGACGATTTCCTTGTGCCAGTCCTTCACGTTGACGGCCGACGCCATCCAGGGCGTCGCCTCGATGTAGGCCCGCGTCATCCGGTAGAGCACGCCGGCTTGCTCACGATCGAGCGCAGCGGCGTAGCACTCGCCGTAGGGCTCCATCATCGGGCCGAGCAGGTGCGCCAGCGACAGGCCCGCCAGCATCGCAGACTTGCCGTTGCCGCGCGCCACACTCAGCGCCGCAAGCCGCACGCGCCGCCTGCCCAGGTCATCGACGTTGCCGTAGACGCCGCGCACGAATTGCTCTTGGAAGTCCAGCAACTCCAGCGTCTCGCCGGCCCTCAAGCCCGCCACGATCGGCAGGGTGCGGAGGAACGCCAGCACCTTTTCGTCAGCCGGCATCCCGGCCTTTTCCCAGGGGTGCGAAACGATGGCCGGCGCCGCCTTCGCAGCGGCGCGGAGACGGCCGGCGCCAGGACCACGCTTACCCATTAAAACCCCTCACCGTTGTCAACTAATTGAGTTTTCTTGCTCCACGCCGGTCCTCTGCCCCCAGCTCTGAGCGATTTTTTCCGCCAGGGGTGGTGGGGGTCCAGCGGCGTGCCGTCCGGGTTGCATCCGCGGCGGGGCTTGGTCGAGCGGATGGCGCCGGCCTCCGCGCCGCGTGCGGTCTTCGCGGAGTGGCATGGGGCGCAATAGCTGGCGAGGCCGTCATGCCCTGGGAAGGCCGGCCCGCCCTGGGTGACGGGCACCACATGGTCAACCGTGTTGGCGCGGGTCAGGCGGCCCTCGGCATGGCATGCCCGACAGGCCGGCTCGATCGCCAGGTGCGCCGCTCTGAGGCGCGCCCATGCCGCGGTGCTGTATGGCCACTTAGCCACGGCGGCCCTCCATGGCGCGGGCGAGGGTCAACAGCTCGTAGACGATCTCGCTCTTGTCCTCGTGGAACCGTTCGGGGTCGCGATGGCTGGGGGCGAGCCGACGCACCCGGCGGGCCAGGTCGCGGAGGCCAGATCGCACCGTCACCGTCTCCGTCACCGTCACGACGTCACCATCTAAAGATGGTGGTGACGTTCGTGACGCGAAGCTGTGACACTTGTGACGTTCGTGACGGTGAGTTGTGACGGTCATTTTTGCCTCCCAAGCGAGACAAAGCCGCCGTCTTCAATCGCTAACCCATCGTTGTAAAGCGTTGAACTTGCTCGCCAAAATGCGCTGCGGCGCGCGGCGTCTCTATCGTCGGCCCGGAAGCCGCGCGAGTAACAAGCGTCTCGCCAAGCGTCTCGCGTCACAACTTCGGACTTGTGACGGCAAGTTGTGACGCTCGAAGGCGGTTTTCCGCCACTTTTTGAGATGACGTCTCGGAGGGTTTCGAGCACGAAATTGCGGTCGATCTCGCCTTGGCTGGCGGCCCGGCGCGACGGTTTAGGGGGTGTCAGCGGCACGTCATCACGCGGGTTGACCAGGCACGTTGTGATCGGATCGCCGTCTTCGTCCGTGCCCAATTTCACTTGCTCAAGCTCGAAGCTCCATGACGTGCCGGCCTCGCCGTCCTTGAGCTTCGCCAGCGAGATTGTGCGCAGCTTGGTTTCAGGGTCCGCCTTGACGCTCAGCACGGCGTCGGCCGCCGCGTGAAGCGAGCTGTGGCCGCGCATCCGGTCCTTTTCTGCGTGGCCGGAATGATGCACCATCAGGACCAGCGCGCCGGTCGCCCTTTCGATCTCGCGCGCGTTCGCCAGAACGGCGCCCATGTCCTCCATGGTGACGTCGGAGCCGCCGTTGAGCACCTGGGCGAGGGTGTCGATCACGATGAGGCCGACAGGATCGTCAAAGCCTTGGGCGGTCTGTGTGATCGCCTCCACCAGTTCCTTGCGGTCGGCCGCGCCGGTCCGAAGATCGGGCGCGATCGGGAACATTGCGAATGGCGTAGGCCGGTCCTTGAACCTCTTGCGCTGGCGTAGCGCGAAGAGACGCTTCTTCATGCCCTCGGGCGCCTCCGCAGCGATCCACATGACGCCGCGGCGCTGCGTGCGAAGTCCGCGCCAGTCTTCGCCCTCCGCGATGTGAAAGGCCATGTCGGAGACGGCGAAGGTCTTGCCGCAGCCGGAATCGCCGAAGACGATGGCGATGCCTCGCGCGGGCAGGACGCCTTTGATGAGGTATTCGGTCCTTGTCGAAGGATCGCAGTCGTCCAACATGACGGGCGCCCAGCGGCCAAGATTCTTGCGCGTCGCCTTCAACCAGTCGGCGGCCGGGATGGCCTTCTCGACAGCTTCGGCGCTGGTCTCGAAATAGCCGGCCGATCCGAGCACGTTGTAGTTGTCAACAATCGCGAGGCTCGCACCGTGCTCGCGGGTGAACCTTGACAGGGCGCGCACCAGGTCTTGCTTGCTGACGGAGGGCCGAACCTCTTCGGGCAGGACCAGATAGACGGCCGCGCCCTCGATCGCCTCGGCGGTGTAGCGGTCCCATTCGTCCGGGTTGTCGCCAATCTCGAAAGCGTCGAGCATGGCGATCTCGCCCAGCTCGGCGACGTGCTCGGGGTAGGGGGTCACAAAGACGGCGCGCGCGTTGATCGCCTCGCCATCGGCCTCCATGAAGGGGGCGTTCATGCCGCACCTCCGATCCGCTGGGCGTAGATTTCCGCCAGCTTGCCGAGCTGCGCCGGCGACAGGCGGGCGCCGCGATAGATGAGGCGCGCCAGGTCGCTGCAATAGCCGTGCTCCCAGGGCGTCAGGACGGCCGATGCGAGCAGCGCCTTCAACATAGCCTCGGCGTGCGGTTCCGGGCGTCCCGGGCGATCCTGCGCGGTCTGGGAGCCTTCGATGGCGGCGGCCAAGTCGTTGAGGTCGTGGCCGTTGGCGTCGAGCACGCGGTGCAAGGCCCGGACGGCCGCCAGCGCCTCGGCGTCGTGATCGGTCGCCAACATGGCGACCAGGCGCGCCACCTTCGGCCGGACGTGAGGGGCGAGGGCGTTCAT